TCGTCACTCAATGCTCGTGCCATCACCATCTCCATCAATGGAAACGGTGAATCACAATCTATGCCCCATGTCACCCCACACGATTCATCGTTCAGTGGACGTGCTCTAGAAGTGTCTTGGCAGAGCAATCTGACGTCAGTAGCGCAACGGCTTTGAGTGTTTCTGTGTCTGCATTGCGGCCAGTTACAATCGACCGTGCGATTAATGATGGGTATTTTCATAGTCTTGGTGTAACTGCATCAGGCGATACGCTTAGTGCGGAAGATATTACTAATATTCTGTCATTATTAACTGTCGGATCAACATTCAAGCTTGCTGCAGGAGAAGCATACCCGGTGAATACAGACGGGTCTGCAATGACATCCATAGAGAGTGGAAGTTTCAATAAAATATTCATTCATGCTGACGGTCAACTTTTGTCTCCCAATATGGATTCTGCAGATTCAACTGGTAATCCTGCATGGAATGGTGGTCACGTATCAGACAAGGTCGGTGATACGGCGCTTGTTGAGGCTTTTGAACCCAAATGGGGGGTGATGAAAGATCGTACTTATACGTCAGACAGTATATTTGATTATGCGACAAAGCGCATGCCGGCACCTATTACATCCGATTTTTACACGCTGGATAGCAAGATGCAGACTCCGGCAGAATGCGAATCCCCAACGTCTGAGGGTTATGATGCCTATTGGTGTAGCAGAATCCACTGGGGGTCTTCGGTTCATCATAATTCCGTACATTCTTCGTCCAATACAGGCGTAGTGACACATTATAATGATGAATATTCAAGTGGATTTGGTTATGGTGGTGCGTATGACATCATCGATTTCAATCGTCTTTTGACATCTGGCACCAATTGGACTTGGGTGTCGGTTGATGAGCTTGATGAAATCGGAGGTCTAGCAGCGGGCGGATATGTAGACGAGAATGGTAACACCCAGAAATCAGGTCTTCAGCATTACGTTAATGAATGGGATATGTCTGGTATCGGTCCAGATGATCCAAAAACAGCATACTCCCCGTATGCGTCCAATCGTTATGGGTTGTGGTTCAATACATGGTATGCTGGCGACAATGCGTGGGCAGCCAAAACATCATATCACGCATTCCAAATTGCTATTGTCATAAATCCTGATGATAATAAATCCTACATGTACGAAAATACAGTGGAAGGAGGAGTTTCAGGAAATTCTATTCCAGAATGGAAATTTAGCGAAGAATCACCTGTTTTGGATGGAACGGCTAAATGGGTTTTTCTCGGTGAGAAGAGTTTTCAAATCGGGTGCCTGATGTGTTTTGGGTCTGCTTCAGGAACACAATTTGGAACACTTATTTCTTCAAGTTCACATTTTTATAACAGTCCTATTGATTTTTCAGTGGCATCGTATGATACATCCGTTGCAGCTGTCATGAGGACGAAAGCAAATACGTATTATGACCTATCTGCTGATGGAACTAAAGGTGGCCAGAATAACCACATGCTTGGTTATGGTTCATACGGCGGTATTTACTGGAATATGTTAGATTACGCGGTTAAAGGCAATACTGTCTGGCATGTGGAAGACAGCGGTGTAGAAGGAGGGTCTGTTGCGAATTATGGCGCCACAGGTAACACGTTGGACACTGCTACACCTGTCAGCGCATCACATATTATTGTGAATAATTCTGATTTCGATGGGGCCGGTATCAGATTAGATTTCGCTGCTAAAGGTGATTTTGTGACGGTCAGTAATATTTCGGCTCATTCAGTCACTCTCTGGCCGATTGATGGTGGTTGGCAAATTAATGGTAAAAATTCCTATATACTTGCACCTCAGGCAACGGTGCAAGTGTTAGTTGCAGATTCCAAAGTTTATATGATTACAGGGGATAGTAGTCATGTATTATCTTCCAATTTTTCCATCAACAAAGATGCTGAGATACGTGGATATTTGAAAGCGGAGGCTGTTCAGACTCACTCTGGCGTTGCTCCGGGTTATCCTGTGTTTACATATGCATCGTTGCCGACTTCTAGTGTTGAAGAAGATCAGCATATTTATTGCGCCGATTGTAAACTTAATGGTCAGAAAGGCGTAGAAGCACACTGGAATAAATCAAAAAGCACTTGGTTCGATGCAGAAAATAACGTTCTTGTAAAATATTGAAAATAATTTATCATTTATTTTGGTACGATTATAAAATATAGATATTTTATAAAAATATAAATATTAAAATTTCAGAGGAATTTATTTGAATTGTATATCAATTCAAAATCCGTCTGTAGGATAAAACATGACGCTTCACGGTCTTCCCTCTACTCTGAGCGCTCAGCCTTCAGTTATATTGGTTCCCAACCAAGAACGCGATGCCGTCGTTCTGGCGCTGGACCGCTCGGTGCGCCGCACGGATGGTGATGGTCACCTGCATATCGCGCGCTGCATTCTTTCCGCTGCCACCGTCTGCCCGTATTACGGGCACGAAATTCCCGGTGCCGCAGCTCTCGGCCTCAAGCCGGACACGCTCTATCAAGTCTATCGAGACACACAGGCACTTGCTCGTGCGGCCCCCAGCATGGCTGGCAAGCCTATTCTCATGCAGCATCAGCCGGTTTCCGCAACAGAACATCCCAAAGAGATGACAGTCGGGGCCGTAGGCAGTGATATCCGGTTTGAAGCGCCCGATCTCATCGGCAGCCTGACAGTGTGGGATCACGCCGCCATAGCCGCCATAGAAAACGGGCAGCAAAGGGCAGTCTCCGCTGGGTACCGCTACCGTGTTCTGCCCCGCGCAGGCGTGCAGGATGGCATACCCTACAGTCTGACCATGACAGACATCGTCTTCAATCACCTCGCCCTCGTCAGCCATCCGCGTGTGAAAACCGCCATCATTGGGGACGCCGCCCCCACACCGTACAGGGAGCTTTCTTCCATGCATCGCCTTCCGTCTCCCGGTGAACCCGCAACAGACCAGCCTCCCGCGGGCCAGCCTTCCACAGGTCAGAGCACTCGTGCTCTCTTGACGCCGGACACTCCTTCATCCGGCCCTGCCCCAGTCGTGACTGTGGCCCCCGTTCCCGGCACAGAAGCACACTCACACCAGTCCACCTCACCTCCACCTACCTCCACCAAAGGCATCACACCTGGTGATTGCTCCGGTAATTCCGCCGTGCTCTCCGCGTCATCCAGCACATTGCCTGGCACATCCCCGCTCACATCAAGCACTCTCCACACTGCTCCCCACGCACAGGATGCGGCTTTGGTTCAGGCCGTGCAGCAGGCAGAAGCGGAAGTCATGCGTAGGATGGAAGCCCTGCATGCCGCCCGTGCCGCCGTGCGCCCCTTTGTGGGGGATGTCGTGATGGACAGCGCCGCTGCTGTGTATGGCTTTGCCTTGCGGGAGCAGGGGGTAGACCTCACCGGTCTGCCCGAAGAGGCTTTTAGACCACTTTTTCAGCAGGTCGCACGCCTGAAAGCACTGAACACATCGTCACGTATCGCGGGAATGGATGCAGAAAATACCGCCTCTTTCCGTGATGAATTCGGTCTTGCCCGTATTACGGTGAAAGCATAGTCCATGCCGTTTCAGACACAGATTACCAGCCAGCCCGCTCCCGGCCTCCCGGGAGATTTTGCGTCTCTCAACCCCACAGCCAGTTTCCCGGCGGGGGAAGGCGCACTGGTCGCGGCTACAGGCGGCTGCCTCATCGGCGCGTTCGGCTGGGTGCAGGGTGATGGCCGCAGCGTAGCCAACGCTCCAGTCTCCTCAGCTTCCACCTCCGCGCCGCCGGATGGTTTTGTGCATCGGGATCTCACTGCCCAGATTATCAACCTGCCGGATGAAGGTAGTCTGCTGATCCCGGAAGGCTACCCGGTCACGCTGCTTACTGCGGGGGATTTCTGGGCTGTTACCATTACGGCCGCCACACCGGGGCAGGCCGTGTTCGCGTCTATTACAAATGGCAGCATCGCCACGGCCGCCGCCGGAGCGACTCTTTCCGGTGCGGTGCAGACGCGTTTTTATGTAACCTCCACCTGCGCTGCGGGTGAACTTGTCAAAATTTCAAGCTGGAGCCATGCAGTATGAGTGATTTCAGAACAGAGCTGGCTGAACTCAATCGCCTTGGCTTCATCATGCCTGAAGCACAGGGCATGATCGCAAACAGCCTTCTGGCAACGGACAGCCTTGCGCAGGATGCCCAGCCCACGCTGTCCACCACAGCCAGCGCGGGCATCCCGGCGTTCATGAGCGCGTGGGTGGACCCGGCTCTCATCAAGGTTGCTTTCGCGCCTATGCGGGCGGCAGAACTTCTGGGGGAAGTGCGTAAGGGAGACTGGGTGACCCGCACCGCTATTTTCCCGATGATCGAGACCACAGGCGAGGTGTCCAGTTATGGAGACTGGAACAGCAATGGTCAGGTCAGCCTGAATCCTACATATCCTGAACGTCAGTCCTACCATTATCAGGTGTTCGTCTCGTGGGGGGAAATGGAGCTGGCTCTGGCCGGGCAGGCGCGTCTCCAGTGGGCAGCCAGCCTGCGGGAAGCTGCGGCCCTGAAACTGAATAAATTTCAGAACCAGAGCTATTTTTTCGGAATTGATGGCCTGCGCCTGTATGGCTACCTGAATGACCCGCGCCTGCCCGCCGCCGTTACTCCTGCCATCAAGGCAGCAGGGGGTACCGGCTGGACCGCCGCCACACCGGAAGAGCGGCAGGATGATGTCATCAGCCTCATCAACCAGCTCCATAGCCAGACAGCAGGGCTGGTGGATACAGAAACCCCGATGGTCCTGGGCCTTTCTCCCACGCGCATGGGCCTGCTCACCCGCCGCAACAGTTTTGGCCTCTCTGCGGCATCCCTCCTGAAAGATACCTATCCCAACCTGCGTTTTGTGCAGGCAGTGGAGTATGGAGATAGTGCGGGCAGTACCGTCCAGACCATGCAGATCATGGCCGAATATGTGGGTGCACAGAAAACGGCGGAAACCGCCTTTACGGAAAAACTGCGTGCCCACGCCGTCGTGACAGACGCTTCCGCCTGGAAACAGAAACTCTCCCAAGGTACATGGGGGGCCATTATCTATGTTCCCGCAGGGATTGCCACCATGGTGGGCCTGTAACACCAGAATGACGACAAATTTTCCCAAGATATTTCATTTTTCATAAAAATTTCAAAAAACTCTTCTAAGGAACCGTCTGCATATGGCCACAGCTTCCACCGTTACCATCGGCTGCAAACTGCCTAACGGGCTTATCCTGTCACTGGGGAGCGCACAGTATGAACTGGCCGGCACCCGCGCCTCTGCCGTGGTGGGCGGGTATGGCCTCACGCCGGTTCCCGCAGAGTTCTGGGCTGCATGGTCCCGCCGATACGCGGAGTTCCCATTGCTGCAAAACGGCTTGATCTTCGCGCAGGCCACGGTGGAAAAAGCCGCGGGGCAGGCGCGGGAGCAGGCCACCCTGCGCACCGGTGCGGAACCGCTTAATCCCGTCGCCCCGGCCCCCGGCATCACTCCGGTCTGAGCCCAAACCTGTCTCAGGCCACTTTCTTTAAATCCCCGTCACAAGGACTGTCTCTTATGCCTCCCGTGCTGTTTGATGCGCAGGCCTGGCAGGCCCGCTATTCCGCGCTGTTTGCCAGGCTGGGGGCAGAGGGCGCACAGGCATGTTTTGATCAGGCCTGCCTGTTCCTCGCGAATGATGACACTTCTCCCGTCCGCAATCCTACCCGCCGCGCTGCCCTTCTGGGGCTGATCGCGGCGCATCTGGGGCAACTCGGGCTGGGTGGCGGCCCTGATTACTCTGCCTCTGGGCCCTTAGCACTCACAGGGGCTGCCGCCCCTCCTATGGTTGCCACCAGTTCAGAAACTCCAGCTCTGGTAGGTCGTATCTCCTCCGCTCGCATGGGCAGCGTGGCGGTGGAGGCCGATATGGGGCCCGTCACCGCCACACAGGCATGGTGGGCGCAAACCCCCTATGGCGCGGCCTACTGGGCTGCTACCGCCTTCTTGCGTACTGCCCGCTATGTTCCGGGCTTTCCGCAAACACCGCTGTCATGGTCCTGAATGCGGATACCCGTCACGAACTTCCCTTACAATCCCATTCCTGCACAGGCTGCACACCGCTCAAAAAGCACCACAGCATAATGATGCTCCATTCCCAAGCTGCTTTTCTTCAGCACGGCTTTTTCGCTCCAGCACAGGATTTCTCTCATGCCGCTCCCGCCTGAAGTCCCTTCATCCGCCGGAGCCTCTGCATCCGGTCCCGCCGTCAAGGCTGGATTTTTCAGGCAGGCAACGGAGGAGGATGGTACCCCGGTCGCAGCCATTGCCGCTGTGCAGGAGTTTGGCGCGGTAGTGCGGGGGCAGGGGGCGCACGCTGTGGTTATTCCTCCGCGCCCGTTCCTGCGGCAGAGCCTTGCTGAAAACCGCACCGCCTGGGTTCGTCTGCTGGCCCAGGCCCTCAAAACCAGCCTGCGCAACGGGATCAAAGTCAGCGGGGCAGGTGGCGCTACAACTGGCCCGCTTAGGATGGGGGCCACGCCTCTCGCGTCCCAACGTTCACCCTCGCAGGCTTCCTCCCTCGATCGGTCATTGGCGTCCTCTCTGCCAGCCCTTATCCAGCAGCTCCGTAATCCTACACAGGCGCTCTCCACGGTTGGACGTGCCATGCAGGCGGATATCACACACACCATTCGCCAAATCCGGACACCCCCCAATGCCCCGGCCACCATCCGCCACAAGGGATTTGACAAACCTCTTGAAGAAACCGGAATGCTTGAAAAAAATGTCGCCTTCCAGGTGGTGTCGTGAATGGCCTTGCCGGGGGCGTATTCGGGGTGGTGTCTCGCGTGCTCGGCAGCCTGACCCCCGCGATACCCACTACCCTGCTGGCGCAGGAAGGCACCACGGTTCTGCCAGATGGCACGGTGGCTCCGCATTATACGAATGTCCTGTTACGCATCATGGTGCAGGCCGCCAGCAGCGCGGACCTCTCACAGGTCGCAGGGCTTAGCCAGAGCACAGAAACCCGCGTGGTCTATCTGCCGGCTGAAATCAAGGGCGTAGACCGCGCCCACCAGTTCGGTGGAGATCTTCTGGTGTTTGAAGGCTCGGAATGGCTGGTCACAGGCCAGCTCGAAACATGGGGAGGCGGCCGGTGGTCGAAACTTCTGGTAACCCGGCAATGCCCCTCGGCACCCCGCCCATAACGGCGGCGCTCACCACTGCGTTGCGGGCCTTTCTGCAAGCCTGCCTGCCATCGGAAACCCCAATCCTGCTGGCCCGACAGAACCGCATGGCGGCCCCTCTCGGTCTTTTCGCGCTCATGACAATCCTCCAGCACCAGCGCGTTGCCACCAGCGCCAGCCGTTATACCGGCGCAACCCGCATTGTTCTGCAACAGCAGGAGAGCACGGTGCAGGTCAGCCTGTTCGGGCCGGGGGCGGGGGAGGGGGCGCAGCTCATCAGCGCCCTGTTCAACAATGGCTGGGCGGCTGAATTTTTCACGGCTTTTTACCAAACCCAAAATCAGCAGCCGCCCTGCCCAATGCCGGTCGCAGCCGAGGCGCCACCTCCCGGATACCCCACCCGCATCGCCCCGCTCCATGCCGGGCCTGCCCGCCAGATCCCTTTTGTGAATGGGGAGCGGCAATATGAAGAACACTGGCAGATCGACCTGCACCTTCAGGCCAGCTTCTCCCTCACACGTCCTCAACAAACGGCCCCTGTCGCCACGCTTGCGCTGGCAGAGGTCACCAGTCTTCAAGGCTTCCCATTCGCATGACACTCCCCATCAGCTCCCTTGTCACCGTCACGCCGGGTGTGCTCTCTCCGGGTGGCACCGTCAGCCTGCTGAACGGTATGGTGTTTTCCACAAATTCAGGCCTCTGTGGCGGAATTTCCAGTTTCTCTTCCGCTGCGGAGGTGGCGGCCACATGCGGTGTCACCTCCGTGGAGGCCAGTATCGCCAGCATCTATTTTTCCGGCTATGCCAACGCGCAGGATACACCGGAAAAACTCTATCTCTTTCAGCTTCCCGCAAACCCTGCGGCCACGGACTACAGCGCCTCTCTCTCCACAGCGGCAGAGCAGGCCACGGACTGGGCTCCGTTTCTCTTCGCGCAGGAACCTGAACCCGCTGCCCAGACCGCAATCGCGGCATGGATGGCCGCCCACCCCAATCGCTACTGGGGTATTGTGCAGGACAGTAATGCCGCCATCCTGACTGCTGGGGCCACCACCAGTTTCGGGGCCACCCTTCAGGCTTCTGGCACACCGGGCCTGACCTGCCTGTTTAATGCGAATACCCAGAACAGCGTGAGCAGCAGCACCTCAAGTGGCAGTTCCAGCAGCGTTGTGAATGGTGGCACCCTGGCCGGTGCCCTGTGTCTGGGCTGGGCCGCCTCCGTCAATCCCAACCGTTCCAGCGGCCGCACAACGCTGATGTTCCGCTCCAACGGCGGCGTACCGCCGGCCAATCTCACCGCTTCGCAGGCGCAGGCGTTGCTGGCAAACGGATACAGTTTTTATGATTCGTACAAAAGCACGGATGCAACATTCAGTTTTCTGAATAATGGTGCGGTCTCAGGCCCGTTTGCATGGGCAGACAGCTATATCAACCAGATCTGGATGACTGCCAGCTTCCAGGCAGACCTCATCCGCCTGTTCTCCAGTGCCGGGCAAATTCCCTATAATGCCGTGGGGGATTCCCTGATTGCCACATCTGTCCAGAACACGATTGATACCGCTCTGTCTTTCGGGGCTATTCAACCCAACATCACTCTGTCGGATGCTCAGGCGCAGGCCGTGAACGCAGCAGCCGGACGCAGGATTGACAGCGTCCTCTCCACCCGTGGCTGGTATCTGCTGCCCGGCGCCTCACTAGCCGCTCCGGCTGTTCGTGCGGCGCGCGGCACGGTGCAGGGACGGTTTTTCTACACGGATGGTCAGTCCGTGCAGTCTATTGCCCTGGCCTCCGTAGAGGCATAGTAAATCACCGCGCAAGCCCCCATCAGCTAATCACTCAAGGATACGGGGTTTGACCAATACAGTTTTCTTCAGACTGCACCTCGCGTTGGACATTCTCTGCCAGATCCCCCTCAGCGGCTACTCCAGAATATACGCCGCATCCCACGCCTGATTCCATCCTGCCAGGAGGCCCGGACAGATGTCCGATTATGATATTACCGCCGCCAATTCCGTATACACTGTTACAGTGCCCGGGCTTTACAATACCCCGATCACACTGGAAAACTACGCGGCAGACCGTGCGTTTGAAACCGATGCGCGGGAACTGGCCGAAACCGCCATGAGTATTGATGGCTACCTGAATGCCGGATGGATCCCCAATCCTGTCACCCAGACTATCGCGCTGGCTGCCAGTAGTGAAAGCGCCCTGATTTTTGAAGCGATTGTTATGGCGCAGGATGCCCGGCGCGGCCTGTACCGTATGGGCGCTGAAATTCAGATTCCGGCTATCGGACGTAAATACACCATGGTGCGTGGCCTGTTGCGCTCCATTGTGGGCGTGCCAACAGCGGGCCGGGTTCTGGAAGCCCGCCATTTTGAAATCATCTGGGAACGCGTGCTCCCCGCCGCGATCTGATTCCCTGAGCGCAACACCGGCCTATGCCCCACCTCGATGGCAGAGGCAGACCGGTGCTGCTCAGGCATAAAACCAGACTGCTTGCAAAAAAGCCTGTTTCCAACGCCCGTTTGAGAAACCTAACAGGAAAATTCTAAGAAACCCTAAAAATTCAGAGCGATTTTACTCAAATCGACCACTTACTGCCCGGGCAGTAACAGACTGTAAGGCACGCCACCAGAAACAGAAGCCAGTACAGGAACGCCCACGATACCTTTCGCAGATTTCTGTCTTGCTGCCCGGCAGGCACACCCTTGGCCGCCCCATCTCATTTCAGGAAAATATTTATGAAAACAGTGGAGTATACGCACAGTAAAGCCGGAGCCGATCACGGTAAACGCTTTGTTCTCACCCGCATGGACGCGTTTGCGGCAGACAAATGGGCGCGCCATATCCTTCAGGCGGCCATTCGTGGCGGCGCACGGGTGGGGGCGGATCTCGCGGAAGCAGGACTTGCCGGTCTTGCCAGTCTTGGCATTGAAATTTTCGGCTTCATGGAAGAAGCTGAACTGGACCGTGCTCTGGACCGTCTCATGCAGTGCGTCACCCTGCGACCAGACCCCGCTCACCCTGACACCACCCGTGCGGTCATCGCGTCAGATTTTGAGGAACCGGAAACACTGGGTTCCGTCCGGGCCGAAGCCTTCAGGCTGCATGTGGGTTTTTTGCTGGCCGCCGCACACCAGCTCTTCCCCGTTGTGGCGGCGCTTCTGGGAGAGAGCGGGCAGGAGGCCCCGAGCCCGCCCGGTGTGTAAATGTCTCAACAGCTCTTGCCGCGGTCATCACCGCAGGTCTGGCAACACTGCACGAACTGAAAACTGTGTATGACAGCGAGGATCTGTACGATCTTCTGGAAATAATTTCTGTCAAAAACTGGAACGCTTCCGTGGCCGAAAAGGTTTTTCAGGAGCAGATGCGCCCCCTTCATGGCCGCTGAGGAACAGAACCCATGTCGGAAATGCTGATTGATGAACTGGTCGTGCGGCTGGGGCTGGATACTTCCAGCCTGCAAGCAGATGCCAGACAGGCCACCGCCACGTTCTCCCGCCTGCGCGGAGAAGCCCTGAGCCTGATGGCCGTTCTCAGCGGCGGGCGCGGGCTTGCACGGCTCCTGTCAGAGACTAGTGCCACCGCCGGACAAACCAGCACGGCCACTCGCCAGAGCGCCACCGGCTCCCGCACGCGTGCCGCCAGCCAGAGCCCCGGCACCACAGGGTTCCGCACCGCAAGCCAGAACACACTCTTCCGGGAGCCCGTCAGTCGGCAGAACGCCCCATTCCCCCGCGCTTCCCTCCCGCGTTCCACGGCTTACCCGGCCGCCAGACGCGCCACACGTCCTCTTGCCTCCCGCCAAACGCCTGTCATGCCAGCCTCCGTTGGTCCCAACGCTGACGGTCAAGGTGCTGGCCACCCTGCCGCCGCAGCGTTCGGTGCACCGGTTTTTTCAGGTGCGCTCACCAGTCTCTCAGGCGTTGCAGTATCACGCACGGCGCAAAGCCTTCCTGCCGCAGGCTGGAGTGGATCTGCCACTGTGTCAGGCAGTCGCATGCCAGACAGGAATGCCTCCGGCATGTCCGGGGCCGCGGGCCCCCGCTTTCCTGTGCGCTTCCCGGCACAGAATTTTTTCCAGACAGTGGCCGCACACGCCGGGAGTGAGGCGTATCTTGCACGGACAGGACTCTCGCACCGCGCCCTTCTGGTGTCTTCCGTGGCAGGCTCTGCGACAGTTCCTGCGTCTCTCTCTGCTTTCACAGCCCGACACCACGTATTGGCCCGCACCCCGGCTCTTTCTCCGGCAGAAGCTTTCCCCGAAACCCGTTCCCGAGGGCAGACCACCCGCCGCGATACCAGCCGGACACCTGTGGCTTCCCCAACGGACGGCACACCATCACATCGCGCCGCACAGACCCTCTCCACCACGCTCACGCAGATCATAACAGGCGCCACACGTCGCCTTGCCGGACATCGTCAAACCAGCGCCGCGTTTGCCGGGCTTATTCACCCCGCAAAACCGTCTTCGGGCAGGGCTGTCAGCCGTCCTACCCTTCCGGACCTATCACACACCGGGCATATGTTTACCCGCTACAGCGTCTCGGAAGGAGACAAAGTCAGGTTGCCGTTGCTGTCAGAACGGTCCACGTCCGGCGGACCGCGGGGTTTGAGGCGAGTGGTCTCCCCGTATCGTGCAGAGCAGACTGCTCCTGCGCATACCCTTTTTTCCAAAGCGCCCACGTTCCTGCCCACACAGGCAGATCGCCTTCTCCCGCTTTCCGGCACATCGGGGTCCGGTGTCACCCTTCGCACTACACGGCACGCGGTTTCCCGGAAGTCCATGATGCTTTCCCATACAGGCACACCAGTCTTTTGGGGCAGCAGTTCTTCCCACGTCCCTGCATCGTTTGCTGTTCGTGCAAGAGGAGAAAGAGCAGAACCCGTTTTTGAAAGTCTTCTTCAAAGACGAACAGAAACCCGACATCTCTCCCGCGCGCTCAAAGCTTTGCATGCCCATGCAGGCCGTGTGCAGGCTGTGCAGTCATGGCTACCCGGTTCTCCTCTTCTGCGGGCGGCAGATGGGCCGTCCGGCATGCAAATGTCCTCCCGCGCATGCTCGGCCTCCACAATTCATATCGGACCGGTCACCATCACCATGCCGTCGGGCAATCCGCAGGCTGTTGCACACGCGCTGCAAGGCCTGGGTGGCGGGGACAGCCATACACTCACCAGCCTCGCCACCATTGGCGCGGTCTGAAATCTTCCTGCACTGTAAAGGAAATACTTTATGCCCATGGTGCCCGTCAGCCTGCCTTCGGTATGGGATATTCCCGTGGCCGCCGGTGTGCCAGCACTTCTCGGGCAGTCTCCTGCCACGGGGGTGCAGGCGGCGGCTTCCGTCAGCCTCGGCACGGTGCTGGATGATCTGATGATCAGTCAGGCCGCAGGCCAGTGGGGCATTTTCAACGCTACCGGCACCTGTGTGCTCTCCGCCGCCCGTGTGCTTTCCGTCTCGGCGGAAAGCAGCAGCCCCATCGCCACCGCCCCGCTGGAAGAGGGTGCCTTTCTGTCCTACAGCAAAGTGCAGAACCCCCGGCAGCATCGGGTGCTCATGGTGTGTGATGGTTCGGAAACCGGCTTGTCTGATATGGGGGTGTCCCTGTTTTCCGGGGCAGACCTTACGCGCCTCGCAGGAGCGGACGCGCTCTATGTGCGCAAGGCTTTTTTCACGACACTGGCCGCGTTGGAAGCAGATCTTTCCCTGTATGCTGTGGTCACACCGGAGCGAAAATACAGAAATGTCAGCATCACCGGCCACCGCTGGGTGCGGGAGGCGCGGCGCGGCATCACCATGCCGGTAGTGGAAATCACCCTTCAGGAAGTCCGCCTGACAGGCACACAGGGTTTCACACAAACGCAAACCCCGCAGGGCAGCCGCACAGTGTGTAGCGGTCTGGTCTCCGCCCGGTTCTACCCCTCAGCCACCGGGGTCTCTCTCTCCGGTGCGTTCTCTGGCACATCTTCCGGCATCAGCCAGAGCCTTCCGGCAGAGTCCGGCCTGCCAGATCCCATGACCCTCCTGAACACGGCCCTGTAACTGGGCGGTCTGTAACTGATCATCCCGTAACTGGGCACCTCGTAACTGAACACAGTGCTGTAAAAGGTCACACCCCGCCATGCCCGCCCTGTTTACGGTCCCGCTTCCCGCAGTTCCGGCACAGACGCTCAAGGTTCCTCTGTCAGGAACCCTCATCCAGATCACCCTGCGCCAGCGCAGCACCGGCCTGTATGCGGATTTTTACGCAGGCACCATCCGCCTGATGTCCGGCGTGTTGTGCCAGGACCGCACATGGCTGGTGCGGGATGAAGCCATCGGTCTGCCCGGAGATTTCCTGTTTGCGGATACCCAAGGCCAGCAGGACCCGGATTTCACGGCTCTGGGCACCCGCTTTCTCCTTTTTTACCGGCCCGGCTGGACACGCTGAATCCTTCCAGAAAGTCCGTTCCGCCCGTCCCGTTCAAGAGTATTCCAGCCGAGAAAGCCCCTTATGTTGCAAACACACCTCCAGCATCGTGCTGTGGATGTTACGTTCCGTCTGCTTTCACAGGCGTTTGGCCCGAACGGGGAGGATACCATCACCCTTTCCGGCCTACGGGTGCGGGCGGATATCACGCAGGCCGGTTTTCCCACAGCGGAAAGCGCGACCGTGCGGATAGAAGGCATGACACCGGATATCATGAACCGCCTGAGCATGGCCGCGCCAGATCCCTCCCGCCAGAGTGCGAGTGAACTGATCCTGACCATTGCGGATGAAGGCGGGAGCGCCGGTTCTACCCCATCAGGGGCAGCCGCGGGCACAGGCACTCTGGTTTTTCAGGGCGGTGTGACACTGGCCTATGTGGATTATACCGCGGCCCCGAATATCGCTTTTGTAGCGCAGGCGTTTTCAACAGTTTTGCCTAATGCCATGGCGGCAACCCCCACGGGCTACCGGGGCGCGGTTTCCGCTGGACAGGTGCTCGCGACTATTGCCGGCAAAGCGGGGCTGAGCCTGTTTGATGGCGGGGCCACCACCATCCTGCATGATCCCTATTTCCACGGTAGCCCCGGCCAGCAGCTTAGCCAGTGTCTGGAAACCGTACCTCTGCGGGCAGGGCTGGGGCGCGGGCAGCTTTCCATCTGGCCGGCTCAGGGCGGCGGGCAGAGCCTGCCTCTTTCTGTCTCATCAGGCACCGGCTTGATCGGTTATCCCGCATGGTCCGCCGGGGGGCTGGCGCTGCGCATGCTGTTCAATCCGCAAGTGAATTTTAACAGCCTGATCGCGCTACACAGCCGCTACCAGCCTGCCGGATGGGGGCAGCAGAGCGGGCCGGTGCCGTGCGGTTTATGGGTAGTCACACAGGTGCGCCATACCCTGCAAACAGAAATGCCGAACGGCGCATGGTTTACGGATCTCGTGGCTCAGGCGTATCAGGAACCCACAGCATGAGCGTGTCATCCTTTATCACCCAACCGGACCCGGCCAATGCCGGTTTTCCTGTTTTCAACAGGGCAGATGCCGCAGCGTCTGATTTCAATGCCCTGAACGCGGTTATCAGCCGTATGCTTTCCGGGCGCAGAACAGTCATGCCTGTACAGGTCTGTGCGGTTTCCGGTGCAGGGCTTGCTCCTGTCGGCTTTGTGGATGTCCAGCCTCTGGTCCAGCAGCAGGACGCCACAGGCCGCGTCACACCGCATGGGGTGCTGTATAACGTGCCCTATTTCCGGCTTCAGGGCGGTGCCCGCGCCGTTATTCTGGACCCTGCGGTGGGTGATATCGGTCTGGCCCTTGTGGCTGACCGTGATATTTTCAACGTCAAGACCGCCCGTGCGAGCGCTGCCCCCGGCTCCTTCCGGCAACAGAACATGGCAGATGCCCTCTATATCGGCGGTTTTCTCAATTCTGCTCCGCAGGAGTATCTCTGGTTCAGTGACAGTGGCATCACCATGAAAACTGCTGGTACAGTCAGCATAGAAGCCCAGAGCATGCGCATCAGCGGCGCAGTCTCGGTCGAAGGCAGCCTCTCCGTCACACAGGATGCTACCGCCAGCGGCATTTCGCTCACTCAGCACATTCACCCCGGCGTATCTCCCGGTTCGGCCAGCACCGGTACCCCGCAGGGGTGAAAGTAGGTCCGGAGGGCGCTGAAAAGCCGTCCTGCCGGGCAAGCCATATTCTGCCGTCTGCTGTGCCCGTTGGCTTTTTCTCTATTTCCTGAACAGTAAAGAACACGCCTGATGCAAACCCTGCTTCTCGACAGATCAACCTGGGATCTGGTGGTGGATGCCAGCGGCAGCCTTGCAGTTGCCTCGGCACCTTATGCCGTGGCCCAGAACGTTGCCTGTGCGGTACGCGTCTTTTTGGGGGAGTGCTGGTACAATACCGCGCTTGGCCTGCCTTATCTCACCAATATTCTCGGGCGCGGCCAGTCCGCTGCCCTGTTCCGTGCGGATGTCGAGCATACGGCCCTCACTGTGGCGGGTGTTGCGCAGGCTGTGTGCGTGCTTACGGCCATCAGCCCGGCGCGCCGCCTGTCGGGTGTCATCCAGCTTACCTTGACTGATGGGAGCCAGACTGTTGTCAGTTTCTAACACCACGTCCGTTCCAGCCCCGGTGCTGGACGCTACCGGCTTCATCATGCCGGAGGAAGGCGATATCCTTTCCGGCGTTCTGGCAGATATCAACGCCGCTTTTGGCAACACCCTCAATACGGATCTCTCAACACCGCAGGGGCAGCTGGCCACATCTCTCACCGCCATTCTGGGGGATGCGTATGATCAGTTTCTGGCCCTTGCCAACGGAGTGGACCCCGTTCGTGCCTCCGGCCGTATGCAGGATGCCATCGGGCGCATCTATTTCCTGTCCCGCCAGCCTGCCACGGCCACGGTTGTGACCTGTGTATGCACCGGGGCTGCCGGTACCCACATCCCGCAGGGCACCCTTGTTCAGGATCAGTCAGGCAATAGCTACGCAGCGGATACCAACCTGACTCTGGATGCTACCGGCACCGCGCAAGGCACCTTTACCTGTACCAGCACGGGGGAGGTCATCTGTCCGGCGGGCAGTGTCGGCATCAGCCAGTCCCTTGCTGGATGGAGCAGCGTGAGCAATCCCGCTGCCGGCGTCACGGGGCGTGCTGTGGAAGGTCGGGCCGCATTTGAAGAGCGTCGCAGAATTTCCGTGGCTGCGAATGCCGTCGGCCCACTTGATGCAATTTCAGCGTCTGTGCAGGCCGTCTCTGGCGTTACGGATGTATATGTAGCGGATAACAGCACTGCCGCCAGCGTCACAATGCAGGGTGTCACACTGGCTCCGCACAGCCTGTATGTTTGCGCAAACGGAGGAGCGGATGCGGATATTGCTCTTGCCATTCTTCGCAAGAAGCCGCCCGGTTGTGCCTGTAACGGCAGTACGACCGTCACGGTGGTAGACCCGGCCAGCACCTATGCTACTCCCCCAGCCTATGTCGTGAGTTTTCAGAGGCCCACGCCCGTTCCGGTTTATGTCGCTGTGAGTATCGCCTCTTCCGCCGCGGTGCCCTCCACCGCCACCACGGATGTTCAGGCCGCCATCCAGTCCGCTTTTCTGGGGAATGACGGGGGCACACGCGCCCGCATTGGTGGTGCCCTGTACGCCAGCCGGTTCTATGCCGCCGTGGCCACTTTGGGTGTCTGGGCGCAGAGTGTGGAAATCACGCTCGGTACCAGTCCCAACCCCACCGGTTTTACCGTCCAGATGCAGGCGGACCAGATCCCGACCCTCGACCCCACAACCATCACCGTGGTGCAGGCCTGATGCAGGATGTGCAGAAAACCATTCTCTCGCAATATGCCTGTGCCCCCAGCCTGAATGCGCTCGTTGCAAGCTGGAATCAGGCGTTTGATCCGGCAAACCTGATTGACGCATGGTATGCGCAGGTCTGGAATATCGAAACCGCACAGGGTTACGGGCTGGATGTGTGGGGTCGTATCGTTGGCGTTCAGCGCGTTATCACGGTCTCCTCTGATAGTTTCACAGGTTTTTCTGAAGCTTCTGATATGACAGAGCAGGGCTTCAACACTGCCCCCTGGTACAGGGGGGCAGCCATCAGCAGTAACGTCCGGCTTTCTGATGATGGCTTCCGGCAACTGATTTATGCCAAGGCAATGGCCAATATCACAGATGGGTCCATTATCAGCCTGAACGCCATTCTCATGGCGCTGTTTGCCGGGCAGGGTGATGCATGGGTGGAAGATAACGCCGATATGACCATGACCTACGTTTTCAATTTTATTCCAACAGACGTGCAGATTTCCATAATCCAAGGTAGCGGTGTCCTGCCGCGTCCGGCCGGAGTGGCCGTGTCCTATGCTCTCAGGGGGGAGGCATGAAGCAGTCTGATTGTCCGGCACTGCTGGCAACACCAATCGCGCAGAATGCTGCCGCATCGGATATCGCCGCCATTCCCGCCCTACAGGCTCGGGCGGGAGATGGCACAGCTTCCCTCGCGCTGGGCTTCCCGCCGGAAACCTTCATTGCCCGTTCCGCCGGGGGTGTCCCGCCACGCGGGCAGGACATGAATGGTCTTCTGAACCTGATTTCAAAAATTCTTCAGTCCTATCAGGCAGGTTGCCTGGGCCGCTATGATTCCAGCTTTGCGCAGGCCATTGGCGGGTATCCTGCCGGTGCCGTTGTTTCCGGCACCACCCCGGGCACATTCTGGGTTTCGGTGGCCGATAATAACGTCACCACTCCCGGCAGCGCGGGTGCGGCGTGGCAAAACCTGTTTGAAGGGTATCTGCCCCTCAGCGGTGGCACGCTTGACGGCTCAATGGTCATTCAGTCCGCACCTCCGCAGAACTCCACATCCGGCCAGTATATCAACTATAACCAGATACAGTTTGACTCTGCCGGGCGCGGTGGAAACCTGCAAATCTATTTGCAGGAACACGTGGGATACCAGTTTTCGGCTGTCTTCGCGATTGGTCAGAATGACGGAACTTACTCGTTCCTTGGCCTGGGCCGTGGAAATACCCTGCAATATAACGGCCAGCAGGTTGCGTTTGAGAGTGATCTTTCAGCCTATATTTCCGGCACGCCGTCTGGAGGTGGCCAGACCGTCCGGAACATGCAGGCGGTAGGTTTCAGCGGGTCAGATAGCCCCGGTACTTACGTGCAGGTTGCAACCCCGTCTGGAGTTTTCGCGCTGCCCAGCGCAGCCAATATCAATGCGTCGCTGGTCGCCTACGCGCAGCCCAAAGGCAGTTACCAGCCCGCCGGGAATTATCAGCCTGCCGGGAACTATGTAACATCGGATATTTACAGCAGCGATTTCTCAACTTCGGATAGCCGCGTGGTTAACCTGCCCTACGGGCACCGCATCCAGATGTTTACGGCGACCATGAACGTACCCGGCGGATTGACCATTACTTTCCCGGAGGCATTCTCTGGCCCGCCAATCGTGCTGGCCGGCTCAGACGGGAGTGGAGATTCGCAGACTGATACAGACTTTTTCATCTCAGAACGTACCGCCACCAGTTTCTATTTCAATAGCCGGAATAACCAAGGCAGTTTCCAGTTTGTCGCGATCGGACCGCGCTGATGACAGACGTGAAAATATCTTATCCAGAACGCTATTATGCGTCCTACGATACAAAAGCTCCTCAACCCACACCGGTTACAGGCTGGTATGATACAGCTGGCATGAAAAGCGTGGTCTCTGTGCCTCCTGCGGCAGATATGATTGCCATCTCAGCAGAAGACTGGGCGGATACCACGCATTTCCGGTGTTCTATCGGCCGTGGGGTGCTGGATGGCCGGATTGTGGATTACATGCCGCCTCCAGACCCGGTGCCGCTGGCCGAGCAGGCCCGGCAGGCGCTGGCCGCCGCCCGCCAGACAGTCTGGGCAGAGTATGGCGCACTGAATGACCCCACGCCGCAAGCATGGGTGGCGTATCTGAAAGCCCTGCGCGCCCTTGCGGATGGGCAAGATGCCGTGGGCACCACTCTGCCGGAGGCCCCGGCATGACAGCACCCCTGCCTTCGCCCGGTTTCCGGCCCGCGCCCGCCCGTATGCTGCCCCTCACGGTGCCACCCGGCTTGCGCCTGCGGGGGCTGGAGGCCGAACGGCTGCGGCTGGCGTGGGCGCCTAAAGCCAGTGGGGATGCGCTGGATTTCTCACTCTCTCCGCACCTCTGGTTGCACGGCACGGGAGATTATCTGGCGTCTGTCACCGCCAGTGTCCCGACAGCCACGGGTGCGGAAACGGATCTTACTGTGCTGTGGAGCACGCTGATACACGGTGCTGTCTGTGTGTTTCTGGGGGGCGGCGCGCCGGGAACCGTGCAGGAGGTTCTGGTGTGTGTCACCACCCAGCAGGGGCGCAGTCTTGTGCAGCCTGTTTCTGTGGCCATCCTGCCCACCACGCCTGCGGCTATCCCGCCTTCTGTCCCGCATCTGGCCGATGGCACGCCGGTGCCACCCAATGCCATGGCCCTGCCGGATGGCTCCATTCTCATCGGTCCATCCGGGCAACCCTATCTCATCGCGTAACGGGAGAATCCATGTCAGGGTCAAGTATTTCCACGGCGGCCACACCCGGTGGCACGCCGCTTTCGGCATTGCCGGTGCATCCTCAGCCCGCGCCAACAGACCTTGTTTTCGGTATTTTCAATGGTCAGGGGCAGTTTGTCCAGCAATCGGCCATCTGGTCCGGTGCCGTTGCGAAAACAGGAGACACCCTCACGGGGTTGCTGAGTTGTGCACTCCCGCCAACAGACGCCACGCATCTGGTGAACAAGGCCTATGCCGATGCGCTGGGCGGGCAGGTGAGCGGTGCGGTGTCCGCACTGGTCACACAGGCGCAGGATGCCGCAACACAGGCGCAAACAGCTCAGTCGGGCGCGGCAGGTGCGGCCTCCAGTGTGATCACGGCGCAAAAGGGCGTGCCCAATGGTCTGGCTACCCTCTCGCAAGAGGGGAATCTCGTGCTTGGCGGGTTCGATTGTCTGGGTGTGCAAAACGGCCATGTGCTGCTGGCGATGGACCTTCCCACTACAGACCCCGGCCTGCGCGGCGTCTGGTGGAACAATGGTGGGTATCTTTGCATTTCATATGGTAGCTCTTCATGAAGACACTCCTGAAAATCCGTGTTGTTCTTGCTGTGTGTTCGGGGCTGTCTGTCATGGCTGGAGCGGCGGTCGCCGCCTTTGCCCAGCCTAATCATCTGCTGTCGCAGTATCAGACCATCTGGCAGCTCGTGCCGCAATCTCCTGCACAGGCTCCCGCGCAGTCTGGTGGGCAGGTGGCCACGCAGCGGTTATTCCTGACGCAGGCCGGTGCAGGGCTTGCCTATGTGCCCACGCGGCCTCCGGGCGGCCTGGATGCCCAGACTGGTGTACCCGCTTTGTGGCAGAATGCCACCATCGGCCAGATTGGCGCGATGGCGGATGACAGCGTGCAGCAATCTGAAAAAGGCATGCCCAACGGTGTCGCCACGCTGGATGCGGGAGGCATGATGAGTGCCCCTGTTTCTGGAGATCTTTCAACAGCCACAGCAAAAATCGGCGCAAGTGGTGCGGTGGTTCGCCCGCTGGCCGAACGGTTCGCAGACCAGTTGAATGCAAAGGATTTCGGTCTGGCGCTGGATGGCAAAACGGATGATACCGCCGCCCTTCAGGCCGCCAAGAATGCTGCGGCGGCAGGAGCCATTATTCAGGTGCCTTCCGGCAAGCTGGCGCTGACGGCCCCGCCCACCGGCAGTGCGCCCAATCTGTGGCAGATCAACGGCACGGTGCGGGCTGATGGCAGCCCGCTGACCAGCCTCGGTACGGATGTGATTGAAAGCACGCTGGAAGGCGGGAAATATTTCGCCCGTGGCCAGACAGCAGCGGATATGGCGCCCGTTCTGCGCAAGGATCTGGATGTGACCCATTCCGGAGGCACTGCCGGGTTTGTCATGAATCTGGAAAAGGGCAACTGCACTATTCCCTCGGTGGGGGCTGCCCTGAGTGATTATATCTGGTGCCACGCCACCGTGCTGAACAGCTCGGCCTTTGGGGCCGGGCAGCATGTGGCGCAGGCCAGTCTGGCGCAAAGGCCCGCCAATGCGCTGGCGGATGGCATGGGGTCCCGCTCCGAGATCTGGGCCGGATATGATGAAACCCGTGATGACACCGGCCAGCCGTCCAACATCGCGGGCAGTCTTGTAGGGCGGGAGGTGGACCTCTACGCCAATGGGGATGACCCGAATAACTGGCGCATCGGCCTTCAGCTCCAGATTGCCGGGGCGAATGCCAGCGGCTCGCCCGCCCGGGTGGGAAAAGGCATTGCCCTTGGCAATAATGACAGCACCAGCACATACGGCACCATGATTGATGCCGCAGGCCGGTTTGATACAGCCGGGATAGATCTTTCAGCCAGCACGCCAGTCAATAACGCACCGGTGCTCAATATTGGCGCAAACCGCAATCTTGCTTTCGGCGCGGACCACAAACCGTATCTCCAGTTTGATTCCGCAGCTTACACCCTGCGATACTGGTATGACACGACACCTCTTTTCTCCATCGGCATGAAGGGGGATGTCACAACGGCCATCTCCAACGCCGGGAACGGCATTGCATGGACACTTGGCGGGCAGGCGCTGATAGGCCTGAACCTGACGAGCCTGAACGCGCCGGAAGCCCTGCGTCTGGGGGCAGGGCAGGCGCTTTCGTGGGAGCCCACCGCTACGGTGCAGACCCGCTTTGCCAATGGCATGCTGAGTGATCAGGTGGCTGCGGGCGTGGTCCGCACGCTGGATACGCAGGGAAATGAAAGCCTCCCCGGTTCCCTGCACAACAGCCAGACAGTGGTCAGTCTGACGCAGCCCACCGCTGCGGCTTTCGTGGCGCAGGGCACGGCGGCCATCGGGCTGGATACAACCGGCCTTGCGGCGGCGGAAGCCCTGCGGTTGGCTGATGGCCAGCATGTGTCATGGGAACACACCGCCACCGTGCAAACCCGTTTTGCCAGTGGCCTGTTGCAGGACACATGGGGCGGAAGCCCCCTGCGCACACTGGACCAGAGCGGCAATGAAACCCTGAGCGGCAGCAGCCTGAACAGCGGCATGACCACCACGCTGCATAACGCGTCCGCCAGTGCCATCACGCTGGGCGGCACGGCGGCCATTGGCGTGAATTTTTCCGGGCTGGATACCGCGCAGGCCCTGAGGCTGGGCAGCGGGCAGGCTGTGGCGTGGGAACCTACAGGCGTGATCACCACCGGCTACACCCCCAGCGGCCTGCGGGATGCCAATGGCAGCACGCCCCTGCGCATGCTGGACACGGCGGGGAATGAAACCCTGAGCGGTGCCCTCACGCCTGCCGGGGGCGTGCGTCTGCCTACCGTCTCCCGTGCAGCGCTCAAGGCCATGCTGAATCTGCCTATTGGCACCACGCTGTACGATGCGGATGATGATGCCCCGGCAGTGTATACATCAGCCGGATGGAAGCTTGTTACCCTGAGCGCACTGCCCTGAAGCTATACGGGGGAGGGAGTATGGTGAAGGTTTCTCGCCTGCTTCCCGCTGTAAAAGGTGGGACGCTGGCGAAGTCTCTGGTTCAGGCCGCATGGCAAATCATGCCGAAACGCGTCTTACAAAAAACACTCACACAACCTTGAAGATGATTTTTGCGTGACGTTTGTGTGGCTTTGCGCGTTCTTCTTGCTTCGCCCGAGGCGTCTCCTGTAATTTGCCTGCGGGACTCTTCCCAATTCCCATAAGGCAGACAGGATTCATGACAAAAAAAACAAGAATTGTCCTGCTTGCAGGCGCGTTATCCGTGGGGTTGCTGCACGCGGCACAGGTCCCGGCGCAGGCCAGAACGGTGCATCTGACACCCAATATTACCACCACCGTGGTCTCCGGCACGGTGGAAGGGGTGGAAATCATGCCGTTCCATCTGGCGTTGAAGGAGGGGCAGAGGCTGGATGTGCTCTGCCACTCCCGCAAAATCGGAATTTACTTTTTTGTAAAAGATCCATCCGGCAGCATTCTCTATAATAGTGCGGAAGGTCCGCAGCCCGACAGGTGGACCGGCCTTGCCACACGTCCGGGCAAATACACGCTGGGTGTTTTCCAGCGGCACCCCTCTGCCCATAAAGGGCAGACGGCGTTTTTCCGTCTGCATCTTGCTGTGAATGACGGCTCTGTGAGTGAGGGCTGAGCAGCCCAGCGTGCTGGTCGCGTTTCCGGCCTATACCAACCGGCCTGCGCCACGCGTGTGGTGTGGGTTGGTACTGTGGAGTTTTCAATAAATATTCAGAGGTTTCAGAATATTCTGCCATGTTCTGCGCCATGGGCAGTGGAGCCCCGGGTGTTCTGAGTGACCGGTCAATCAGACCGGTCAGCCAGATATACCACCCCTCGGGTGGCATTCCGCTTTTGGAAGGCGGAATGCCTTTTGGGGTTTCAGTCCCAGTTAGTTTGCGATTTTAAGACTGCTCTCTGTTTCATCATCCTGATGAACGAGATACGGCCCCGCCGCAACGACCTGCACTGTCAGCATGGACAGGGAAGCCGTTTTTCTTTCTGGAAGCGGCAGAATTGCGTTGCCGTTCGTCCAGCGGCAAGGCGCAGTTTCTTTCGCATTCCAGCCGCTCAGTTCAGCCTGCTCCAGATGTTCCGTAATCTTGTGGTGGGTATTTCCGTCAAACAGAGTGATCTGGCCTACCAGAACACCCAGTTGACGACGATCATCCACAAACGGACCGATCACATCACTCGGGCGGCTGGCACGAGAGACAATCCGCACGGTTTCAAGCCCGGACGGCAGCATGAAGGTGATCAGATCGTTCTTGTGGCGTGCCGGACGGATAATCTGGCCAGCCCCGGTCACCAGATGGATATCGGGGTTTTCGGTCAGGGGTTCAGGGTGTTTCTGCATCTCCATACCTGCGGCAACCGCCCGTGCGGAGAACTGTGCGAACAACGGTTCCACCATAGCGCGCTCCACAGTCAGACGGGCAGCACCATCCGTCTCCCATGATTTCGGTTCACCCTGCGGCACAAGACGGACAAGAGACCCATCCTGCGAGAACACCGCACGGTTCCCCGTATCCAGATAGCTTTCTGTCCGGGTGTCGTTGGCCCAGATCACGGCATGCTCTTCCGTTTCGATATGGAAGTAGTCGTAGGACGTGATGGAGCGGTCGTAGACGATGCTCCGCCCGTTCACCAGCATGCGCACCGGCACGAACTTGTCCTCGAAGAACAGGCAGTGTTCCGGCGTGACCAGAAGATCCTGGCTTGGCACGCCATCCGCCAGCGCGTCCTTGAGGATACGGACAGGGTACCCCGCCTCGTCGTCTGCGCGACCAGCTTTCACCTGCATGGATTTCCGGCCAGCCCAGACAACCGGACGTTCCGCCGCAGTCTGCGCCTTCCAGTCCCATGTCATGACCGTGTCGCCAATCCGCAGCTCTTCCACAGCCACATCACCAGACGGTGTGCGGATCATGGAACCGGCAAGGAAGCAGACCTCGAAGACGAGGTCCCCGTCACCGGCTGTGCCCAGCGTATACCCGTAGGTGCCCACACCCACGATGTTCATCGTGATGGTCTGACCATTGGTCAGGGCCAGCGTGACATGGTTGTTATCCGGATAGCTCACGCCATTCGGCTTCACATCCGCTGCCGTCACCCCGGCAAGCTCGATGCCGTCAGAGTTCCCGGCAGATGTCCCGTCAAACCCGCTGATCACCGTGCTGAGTGTGCCACCGTTGGACAGACCGCTGACAACCAGACCGGTATTGGTGCTGCCATCCATAACAATGGTGCCACCGGCATTGTTCCAGATCGTTGCGGAACCGCCATCACGGAGCCAGATATTCGCGCCGCTGCCCATTGTCGCGCCGCTGGTCATCGAGACCATGCCGCCGGCACTGACCATTGTCGAACCCGACAGGACAGACCCGGAAGACGCGGTAACAGACCCACCGGACTGCACCGTTGTGTTAGCCACCGTTGCGGAGACCACGGTCAGCATGCCGCTGCTGCCCACAGTGACCGTATTGGCCGACCCGCCGGGAACGACATTGACCACACCGCCGGAGGCCACCACACCGCCGGACAGAAGCCCCGCATCGGTGACGGTTCCAGACAGGATACCATCGGTTGCGCCATTCAGGATGCCGCCGCTGGCAATTGTCGTTGTGCCACGTGTCAGACCGCCGCCGCTCACCAGATAGGTGCCGCCGCTGCTGACTGTCACATTGTAGGCACTGCCTGCGGCCACGACGCGGGCTGTGCCGCCATTGCCAACAGTTACTGCGGAGAGAACACCCTGCCCATCACCAAGATAGCCACCGGACAGAACGGTCGCGCCGGAGATCAGGCTGCTTGCCGTCCAGGTGCCTGCACTGGCCGCCGCGCCGGAAACAAGAATTCCCGTTGCAGAACCTGCGCTGACAGCAAGAATACCGGATGCGCCAACCGTCAGGCCGTTTGTCGTGCCGCCGCTGATCGTCACCATACCGCCACTCAGGACAGTACCGCCGCTGCCTGTGCCCCCGGAGAAGATGGTCTCATGACCGTAAACCGTTTCTCCGCTGGCAACGCCGCCAGACTGCACATTCAGTACACCCGTGCTGGTAACGGTAGAACCGCTATCCGTGCCCCACAGGTTTTCCGTGCCGGCAACAACGCCATTCGGCGCGTAACCACCCGCATACACGTTCTGCACCGCTCCCAGAGCAATGAGAGAGCCGTTGTCAACACCGCCGGAAAGCACGTTCTCAACACCCGACACCGTAGCGCTGGTAACGGTCCCGCCACTGGTCACATCCAGTTCACCGCCAGAGGCTACCTGTGTGGTCGTTGCCGCTGCGCCGTTGCCGGCGAAGGTCGTGCCTGATGTGCTCCAGGGCGTATCGTTGGGCCAGTATTTGGCAGAAACCGTCCCGACCGTCTGGCGTGCGCCACTCTGGACGGATGCGCCAGCCGCTGTCCCGCCGTTCGTGACATACTGGTTCGCGCCGCTGCTCAGAACCGTATTGGAAGCAATACCGCCCTGAACATGTTCCACACCCGCCGCGTTGACAACGTTCGATGTCGTGACACCGCCTGCATAGACAACATCGTACCCGGCCGACCCAATATTCAGTGCATTGGCGGACCCGTTCGCATTCACCAGAATGCCGCCACCCTGCGCTGTAACCGCAGACGCCGTGCCAGCACTGCCGACGCCCAGCCAGCCATCCTGCACAGAACCGGAGAGTGCTTCACCGCCGCCATAAGCCGAGGTAAAGCCGCCGCTCTGCTGCAGGTTGTGAAGAACTGTGCCTGTTCCGGCGATATTAACGCCACCGGCAGTTGACAGGGATACGTTGTAGGCCTGCGCCCCGGCGTCCAGACCGAGTGTACCGGCGGACGTGACCGTGATGGCGGAAACAACACCGCCATGATCATACAGATACCCACCTCCGCTGACCAACACACCGGTTGCAGAACCGCCGGCGGAGACGGTTGTCTGGCCATTCGTCAGGCTGCCACCGGATGCGAACGCACCGGAACGCACTTCCACCCAGCCACCCGAAACGGTGGTAGCCAGGGCCGTTCCGCCACTGGCGACAATTTCATGGCCGGAGCCCATGATTGTCGTGCTGATAGATTGACCGGAAGAGGAGACCTCCAAGAAAGAACCAGACGTTGCAAGACCGCCCGAGAGGGTCCCGTTGTTGTTGATCCAACCGGAAAGAATACCATCCGACGCAGCATTCAGGGTGCCGCCGCTGGCAATTGTCGTTGTGCCACGGGTCAGACCACCGCCGCTCACCAGATAGGTGCCGCCGCTGCTGACTGTCACATCATAGGCACTACCTGCAGCTACGACGCGGGCTGTGCCGCCATTGCCAACAGTTACCGCGGAGAGAACACCCGCACCATCGCCAAGATAACCACCGGACAGAACGGTCGCGCCGGAAATCAGGCTGCTTGCCGTCCAGGTGCCTGCACTGGCCCCCGCGCCGGAAACCAGAATCCCCGTTGCAGAACCTGCGCTGATAGCGAGGTTGCCGGACGCGCCAACAGTCGTGCCGGAAACCAGACCACCGGTCTGATACAGATTGGCGCCACTTTGAACAACGCCGCCAAGAACCGTGCCGTTATCAAGGATGGTTCCAGACAGCGCACCGTCGGTTGCGCCATTCAGGGTACCGCCGCTGGCTACAGTTGTTGTGCCGCCGGCCAGACCGCCGCCGCTCACCAGATAGGTGCCGCCGCTGCTGACTGTCACATTGTAGGCACTGCCTGCGGCTACGACGCGGGCTGTGCCGCCATTGCCAACAGTTACCGCGGAGAGAACACCCGCACCATCGCCAAGATAACCACCGGACAGAACGGTCGCGCCGGAAATCAGGCTGCTTGCCGTCCAGGTGCCTGCACTGGCCCCCGCGCCGGAAACCAGAATCCCCGTTGCAGAACCTGCGCTGACCGCGATGTTGCCGGACGCGCCAACAATCGTGCCGGAAACCAAACCACCGGTCTGATACAGATTGGCGCTGCTTTGGACAATGCCGCCAAGAACCGTGCCGTTATCAAAGATGGTTCCAGACAGCGCACCGTCGGTTGCGCCATTCAGGGTACCGCCGCTGGCTACAGTTGTTGTGCCGCCGGCCAGACCGCCGCCGCTCACCAGATAGGTGCCACCGCTGCTGACTGTTACATTGTAGGCACTTCCTGCGGCCACAACACGGGCTGTGCCGCCATTGCTGATCGTGACGGCTGAGAGCGTACCCTGCCCATCACCAAGATAGCCACCGGATAGAATGGTTGCGCCAGAGATCAGCGCATTGGGCGCCCATGTGCCGGCACTGGCCCCCGCGCCGGAAACCAGAATACCCGTCGCAGAGCCTGCGCTGACAGCAAGGTTGCCAGACGTGCCAACAGTCGTGCCGGAAACCAGGCCGCCGGTCTGATACAGATTGACGCCAACTCCGATGGTGCCACCGGAGATCGTGCCGTTATCGAAGATGGTTCCAGACAGGAAACTGTCCTGACTGGCTGCAAGCTTGCCACCGCTGGCAACAGTTGTTGTGCCTCTGGCGACTCCCCCGTTGCTGAGCTGGTAAACTCCACCACTTCCGACGGTCGTGTTTGAGCCTGTTCCCCCCAGAACGTGAAACAGACCACCGTTATTAATCTGGGTTCCTGCGGCAACAGCAGCAGAGGAAACGTAAAGCCCGCCGCCCGCGCTGAGCACGATTCCGCTAACAATACCCCCCTGTTCGTAAATGCACGCCCAGCCGCTGACAACACCACCAGAGACAGTCGCCCCGGGGGCAATAAAGGCCTGTGTAAATTCATTATTGCTCCCGGAAATGAGAGCGAGATTGTTCGTTATGGAGCCGGAATTCGCGTTGTAGGTCGTTGCGGAAATAACGAGCCCGCTGATATAGCCGCCAGAATTATTGGTGATTGTCAGATTTGCGGAAACATTATAGGCGGAACCAGTATTTGTGGTGGCAGCATTCAGGGTCGCGTTGCTCAGAACACCACTGTTCACCAAAACACCGCCACCGAGCATGTTCAGATTGTCAACCTGACCGCCGGAGTAGATTGTAACGTTTGCTGTATTCGGGCTCGCGTTATACGCGGAAGAAACAGTTCCTCCGCTGGAAACATTCAATACGGAGTCCCCATCCATATTGAGATTCGTACTGGTTACACCAGATTTCACATCCCATTGACTCATGTGTTAAGCCTTATTGCTAAAGTTTTCGGAATTTTTTGATAAGGAAACTGTTTTTATTGTTTCGATCACCTGCTCAGCGGTGATCAGGCGCGTGCATTCGAACTGACGCGGGGTGTTCGCGTGCCGCGGGCACCACAAGAAATCGTGGTGATCGAAACGCTCTTTGGGGTCATTCCAGCAGGAATTGCAGGTGTGCCAGTTAATGACCCGAAACGGCGTTGCGAATTCGTTGGTCGGGTGTGTAAACCCCGAGATCATGACAACAGGTGTTCCGGCGGACCATGCCAGCCATGCCAGCCCTGAGCTTGTGCCAATAAAAAAGGCGGCATGCCTGAGCCAGCGCGCCCGCTCGGCCAGAGGGCGGTCACCTGTCTGGTCTTCCACGCCGAAGGGGATGTGCGTCCAGACAATGCCTGTGCCATGCACGGCTTTCTGGTCGATGCACACCACCCGGTAGCCCTGCTGCTTCAGCCAGGTGATGACACCTGACCAACCGGTAGGATTGTTCCAGTATTTGCACTGGGAGGACGCCTGCACGGCAATGCAGACATAAGGCTCTTCAATCGGCCGTCCTTCATCGGGGAAGCTGATTTTGGCCGGTTCCTCTTCCGGGCTGACCCCGAGGATATAGCCTGCCGTTTTGTGCAAACCGACAAACCGGAAATCGGTCGGCTGCCAGTCACAGGCCGCATCCTCAAAGAACAGGCCGAGGCTGTAGGTGGCATAAAAGGTTTTTGCTAGATCCTGTTCCGTAACCTCTTCATGTGTAACGAAGCGGATATGAGGATAGGCGGCCTCGAACAATGGCCGGATCAGTTTTGAGAGCGCACAGGTCACGCGTGCGCCGCGCTGCCGGGCAAAGCGCGCGGCGTAGGGCATCCAGGCAAGGGTATCGCCCAGTGTGCCGATGGGAAACTGGATCAGGACATCCTGATCTTTCGCGTCATAAACGTGGGAAAGCACCAACTCCGAGTGGTTCTGGCCATCAGCAGCCTGGGTTTCTTTCCAGATTTCGAGCCCAAACCGAACAAACCAGCGCTTGCTGGAACGGACAAACGCCCCCTGAAGGCCGGCATGCTCAAAGAGTACATTGTTTGTATCAAGGTCTTTCAGGCGTACGCGCCAGCTTCCGCCGTCCAGAACAGGCAGGCGCACGCGGCACCCTTCATTGAAATCAAACAGAATGCCGTGATCGCCAACTTGGGTCGGTTCCGGGCTGGGAGCCGGATAAGGACCGGTATTCTTTTGCGCCTGAACCGAGCTGTCTGCTTTCGCAGGATCAGACTGGGTTGCGTCTGAAGGGCTAACAGAAGACGTGGGAAGTGTGTTGGTGCCCGGCATTATGCCACGCCCCGGAGTAATGTTTGGAATGAAATAACATTTTTGGGGGTGTCGACCGGACAGTGTGACGCCGGGCGTCGTTGCGAAACTTGTGAATTAGGCAAAAAATTAAAGTTGACTCATGTCGTTAAAAATTCGATAAACAAAGTTAACGTTAAAGAATAGATTTCAAAGAGTTTCATCCTGATTCGGGTTTTTGCAAGAACATGAATAAGAAGACGAATGTGTTGCCTAATTCACAAATTTCAAAACATATATAAATTATAATTTAATACTTTATGATTTATGCATTGCACGGATTTCACTATGAGCAGACGGCTAGGCTATGCACGCGTTAGTACTGTGGGCCAGACTTTGGACGCGCAGGTGCAGACGTTAAAAGCGGACGGATGTTCCACTATATTCAAAGAAAAAATAAGTGGTGCGAGAATGAATAGGCGGCAATTGCAAGCTCTTCTTTCCTTTGTAAAAGAGGGGGATGTTGTTGTTGTGACGCGTATTGATCGTCTTGCGCGGAGTACATTTGATCTGTTTCTGATTGTTAGTAAATTAATGGAGAAAAAAGTTCATTTTTATTCTCTGGCAGAGCCGTGGGTGGATACGGCAACCAGTACTGGGCGGCTGATGTTGGCTGTGCTTGGTGGATTGGCGGATGTTGAGAGGGATCTGGAGGGTTCGAAAAACCCCCTGGTTTTGAGAGCTGCTCTGTGATTCCATTTCCCTTGAGTTGATTGGGGGCATGGATCATGAAGCAGACTGGTTTCTTTGATGTTGA